ATACCCCCACCGACTACCATAGAGATAGCAACAGGCTTGTCTAAGTAGTCAGCAATAATTACCGACGGAGTTCCTACAAAATCAACTGTTGCAATATCATGGGTGTTTTCAGCATAATCAATTGTTACACGGTTAATATGTCGTGCGTCCACTGGAGAATCATTAATGATTACATTCCAGTTAATCCCTAATGGAGAAATACCCGTAGTAATCATAGGATAGGCACACGGACAGACGTACCTGCATTTATCACATCTGGGAATTTTATTTGAGGATTAGCGTCTGCAATTATCCAAAATAAACTTTCATTCCCAAAGTAGAGTTCTGCTAATGAGGAAAAAGTTTGACCGTCTACAGCAACGTGAATTAGGTAAGAACTAAACGTAAACTTTTTACGGTTAGCAGCAAGTACTACCGTATTGTCTTTTTCTTCTGTGATGGTTAGGTATCTAGATGAGGTAGGTAAAGACATAAGGTTCTCTTAGGTGTATTGTCCACGTGGAGTATTTGGACCAATCTTTTTATTTAAAGTTATATATTCAGTAGTCACAAATGTGTGAAAGAACTTTTCTCCCCACTGCAACCGTTTAGTTATTTTTTTAACATTGCTTCTAACAGTAGTTGGAGTTCCTGTTGCTTTAGTTGTAATGTCTACTTCAAAGTAAAAATCAACACTAAGACCAGACTCTAGAAGTGTCATTTGACTTGACCCATTCATTAAGGTTTGTTTAGCATAACCTTGGTCTGGTAGTTTTTTAGAAGTATCTAATCCTATTAGATAATTAAAACCATAAGCATTAGTGTACAAAGGTACAAGAGTACGAGGAGTAGGAGTTGGGTTATTCGGGTCAGGAACCGTTACGTCCGTTATTCCTGCAACCTTTCCAACAAAGGATTCAGTTTGTGTGATTGAACCTGGTATTGAGTAGTTGATAGTAGTTTTATCTGGTTTTATATACTTAAAATAAAACACTGGATTTTGTGCAACTACTCTTATGTTTTTTTCGTCAAAGTTCTCAATACCTAAATCAATAGTGGTAGCAAAAAAACAAGCAGCACTGAATGGTAGGTTATTACTCCAATTATTTTTAGTGACTTCTCCATTGTAATCACTATACAAAAATCTGTAGTTGTACCACATTTCTAATGGAACTGTGCTTGAGTACCCTCCATAATTTGTTCCAGTGTCCCACTGATACTTCCAAAGAGCACTTGATGATACTGGTACTTGTGAATGAGCACTAGCAGTATCTCCTAATGTTTGTAAGTTAATACTGTCAAAACCAAAGGCAAGTAAACGATTATAATTAGTATCAATTCTTCCAATTTTTGCATCAAGTTTTTGTTGGATTGCTTTAATTTCTGCGTCGTCTGCTTCTTTTTGGTTTGCTGCTTCTGATGCGGATTCTTCTAACTGTTTAGTTAGGTACGCATTTCGTTGAGCAAACCCGATATACAAAGCATCTACAGATACGTTCACTTGACATACAGTAGGGATAAGGTCTTTTGAAAACTTTTGAAAACCTACGTTTGAAGCAGTAACTACACCTTCAATCATAAAATAATCTGAAAAAACAATACGAACAGGGAGAGGGTTAAGAAAAGCAGAGTTACCAAAATTAACATTCTCCATTAAGGTGTTTACGTCAAAGTCCGTAGTACTTGCTTCTGGTACTTCTGTTCCTTTTGGATTATTTTTCTTATAATCGTCTATTGTTTCTTGTTCATACTTTTGTTGCTGAACAACTGAACGCTCCGTAAACAACGACACTGCTTCTACAATGTCTGGAGAAATACCTTGACCAATGATTGTGTCAAATATCATTAAGTCTGCAAGTACGCCCAATACTTCTGGGTCTGGGTTTTTACTAAAAGCCGCATAATCGTCTTGAAACTTATTGTAATCATATTGCAATTGTTTGCGCTTAAAACCACCAGCAGCAACTTCCATTTCACGATTAAATGTCATAGAAAAACCAAACTTAGCGGTTCCTGGAACTGATTGACGCAATTGTGCAGGGTTTTGAAGCAGTGGGTTCATACTTCCAACGGATTGACTGACAGAGCGTTCTAGGTAGTCAGGATTAAATTGAAAGTTAAGTTTTCTATTTCCTGGAGCCGTACCAGTAAATCCAGCACCCACATACTTTGCAGAGGAGTTTCCATTATTGTTTTCTCCAGTATGAGCAGCATCGTAATACTTTTTAAAAATCTTATCGTCAAATAAAATACTTCTCATAAACCCACGACGCATGATTTGCGTGTTATTAGCAATATCTCGGTAAGTATTTCCTGGAAACTTAAACGGTGGATTTTGTTTTACTACTGTTTCTTTATCTTGTGCAGGTGTAGTTCTATCGTAATTATAAAAAGCATTACGGTCTGTAAATACAGAGTTACCATAAGTAATAGCAGAACTAGGAACTGTAGGGTCTTGGTCAGCCATTACTTAGCCCTCATCATTGTTAAGTGAATTTCTTTTTCAAGCATATGCGAAACTTCCTTAGCCATTTGGTTAATATCCATACTGGTGCTTCCAGTTGTGTTGATATGGATTACGGGAGCAACAGTAATAACATTAGTACTACCACCACTACGGGGAAGTGGACCAGGAGAAGATGGATACGCAGGGTCACCTTGTTTGTACCCAGCACTACCTGCCATAGGATTTTCAGGAGTACCACCCCAATGGTAAAAGATATTTCCACGACCTACGCCATCTGCCATTTTCCAACCAGCAGCAACGTCTACGTTAGTTTTTGGGTCCCAAAGTTTGTCGTAGTTTCCTTTAAGCCATGGAAACTTCCTAAAAGCGTCTGTTCCACCAGCGCTAGGGTCCATATTTAATTGGAACAATCCAAAAGAAATATCATCAGTTCTTACTGTTGGATTGTATGCGTTGGAGTTATATCCAGACTCACGTCCTGCAATCTGTACAAATCCATTAATTTCTTCTGGAGTAAGTCGTCTTCCTCTTACAGTTAAACCACTTAATAGACTTCGTACACCTTCCTTACCAATATTGTTTCGGCTTAGGTTTTTATACAAATTTCCATAGTATGAACGTAACCCTGCTTCATCAGTTGCCTTTACGTTATTACCAACAACACCAGCAGCACTTTGAGCCGATACCGTTGCTCCAGAACCACCAGCAGAACCTACTGAAGTATTTCCATTTTCTCCATAAACAATTCTGCTGGAAGCAAAGGTAGCCATTGCTGCTCCCATAGACATTGCACCCATGGAGTTTGCTCGCAGTCCAATCTCATTACTTGCTCCACCCGTAACAGATGTTTGACCATATGGTCCAACTTCTTTAGTAGTTCCAGTGGTAGTTGGGCTGTAAGCAGTGTCTCCGCTGTTATTGGTTCCCAAAGGTGCGCCAGCCTTTTCATACTGACTACGACTCCTTGGTATACCCTTTAGTTGAATGTGCCATGGTTCTCCCATGAAATCAAATGACTCCAAACCATAACGACCAGCATTCTTTTTAACCCACTCAAGGTCACCAGTAAGGTCTGCTGCAAGTCCAATTTCGTGCATAGACATTCCTGGAGGAGTGGCTGCTGCAACTCCTGGCTTCTTTTCCCAGTATGAACCATTCCAAAATGTTCCTGTTTTCTTATCGGTTTTGTAATACCGTTCTAAGAACATCTTTTTTTGGTCATCTGCGCTGCGATAAGTTTGCCCAATACCTACACGACCACCAGCATCTTTAAGCATTCTTTCCAAAGGCTCACGCATTTGTGGTTTAAGTTTTTCTAACATTGCACCATACTTAGGAGCAGATGTAGGTTTAGTACTAGCAATTCGTGAAGTCTCGGCACTCGCTCCAGCAGGGTCACCAATGAAGTTTCCAAGAGAGTTCATTCCTGGAATACCTAAATCACCAAGGGTATTAAATATCTTTCCAAAGCCACGAGTACTTGTTTTTGCTCCAATAATTGTAGAAAGAGAATCTTCAAGTTCACCAAATAGTTTGGTAACTTTTTGCATGTTCTTTTCTAACTGTGAAAAATTATCAGCCTGACGCTTATAGAAGTTTTCCTCACGTTTTCCTTCTACACGTTGTGTTTCTTCAACTTGAGTTGCATAGTTATTTTCAATCCCCATGCGCTCACGGTCAGCCTTTTTAGAAGGGTCATACATACCCTTCCCACCTTTGTCCCGATAATTAAGGTTAGACTGGGCGTATTGGAGAACCATGGTTTGCATGTTTTCATCAAACCCAGCCATCTCTAATTTTTGACGAGCAACTGAACCTTTTTGCAAGCCGCTGTCAACGATGTCTTTACTAGTAAGTCCTAAACGATTTACAGTATCTTTAATAACTTGCATTGGGTCTTTTTGCTTACCGCCAATGCCATAGATACCAGTGCCCATCATCATGAACATGCGGTTAGCCGTGTTAGGGCCAGCCATAGATTCAGTCATATTGGCAATATCAGCAGTGCTATAACCGTAACCACTAACTGTTCTTAGTGCTTCTGTTGCAGCGCCCATTTGAGCATTTGCTTTTAATCCAGTGCGTGATTGCAGTGCAAGCAATTCATTAATACCACCAGCGCCCAACCTGTAATTGGTCAATGGCATACGCATTTGGTTCATCACCTGGTTTTGTGAGATACCATTCTGTTGCTGTAGTAGTACAGATAAACGGTCTGCTGGAAGTGCATACTGACGACCACGGTCAACCCGTGCATCAATCATTGCTCCTGCTTTTTGTATACCGTCTACAATCTTTTGGGCAACCATTGCCCATGGGCCACCAGCACCGCCCCCACCGCCTCCCATACCGCCTGCTCCACCCATAAGGGATTGAGCCATAGCAATTTGGCTACCTTGGAATTGCTGGAACATTCCTAGTTGTTGTTTTTGCAGTGAGTGCAAATCGGCTGCTGGAGGCATGCCGTTTTTAGGAATGTATGAGTTAGACGTGTTTCCGTTTAGATTTCGTCCAGCCTTACCAGCGGCTTGAAGTTCTTTAGTAAGTTCTTTAGTCTTTTTGATTAAAGAATCAAAGTTCTTTTCAATGCTTTTGGCAGTTGTGCCCATGGTCTTAAGTTCATCATTAAGACCTTTTAGAATTTTTAAATCAACATTTAGGCGTGAGTTAACAGTAGAACTACCTACAGCGCTAGATGCCCCACCTGGGGGTGTTCCTGCGCCTAAACCTAATAGGGAATCTTCTGCCATAGTTATCCTTTAGAGGAGTTTCTCCAACGAGCCATGGATACCCAAAATGCTCGCTGACGAACTGTCATAGTCTGAATATCATCCAGACCAAAACCTCTATACGTAGAGGCAATCGTTTCGTATTCCCAATAAACGTTTACCAAATTAGCCAAATAAAAGGGAGACCCAATCTAAGGCTAGAACAAGTTTAGCATTACAGTGGGCGCATTGGGTCTCCACCTCCTCCATACGAGGTCCTGGCTGTGCAGAAAGAAGCGTCTTAACCAACTTGTTACGGTCAGCCAGATTGAGATTCTTTGCCCACACCTCTGCTTGAGGTCGGTCCATTCCTGGAAGTACTGCACAACGAGCAAGCATTAATGTGTTTTGTTCAGCCGTTGTTTTAGCCTTCTTAGATACGTATTGACTGTCTGCCCCAGTAGGGTAATTTAATTGGATAACTGTACCGTCACGAAGCGTTGCAGATAAAGGCACCCTTAAATCTTCCGATGATTCGTCTACTTTAAAATCATCTTCAAGGTCAATCTTAATGTCGTTGTGTCCTTCACATTCCCGACAAATCAATTCAAACTCACGGTAACGACCATATGTTGCTTTTAGTGTTCCTAGGAACAAAACGTCACGGTCACCGATAATAAGATTATCTAGTATTGCTGGGTTGTCCTCAACACGGGTAGCACCAATGTCTACCACTGAACGTTTAAGCAAATGGGTCATATATTCTGAATATGAAACTCCATTGCGAATATCAAAAGCCGCAAGTGCTTCTTCATCTACTCCAGTTAGTTCTTTAACTGACGCACTGGTTTGCCACTCAGTTCCATCAAAGAATCCCCGCAACAACTCAACTTGCAAACTTTTAGGGCTTGCAATTTGAGGTGCGGGGTCTTGAATTGCTTGATTTACTGCTTCGGCATCAGACGCTATTGATTTACTCATGTACTACTCCTACTAGTTAACAATTATTATTTATGTAATGTATCAGCGAATTGCTGCGATGTTATCAATTTCTGATTGGTTCCAAGCGATGTAAAAACCTTCGTGGTGGAGGGTCATTTGTTGAATGAGGATTCCGTTGTCTCCAGCGTTCAATCCGTTCATTGCAAAAACGCCAGGCCAGGTGTTGAACAGTTTGAATGCCAAACGAACATTTCCTGGCTTGATGCTTTGACCTTCACCAACAACGTCACTATCTAGATATGATGTACCAGTTCGTGTGTATGGGTGGTCGTAAACTTTTACAATGATGTCACAACGGTAGTCACTGTCGCCATTGGACTGAGCCAATCCAGCACTACCTGTAGGGACGCCCTGTTGCCAAGCGTGAATAAAGGTTTGCCAGTTCCATAGACCTTTGTCTCCATCTCCAGCAGTTCCACCTTCGGTAGCAAATACGCCACGTGAGAATGAAACAGGTGGGAAGTCTGACTGACCTACCATCTTGTGTGGGTGGGTATTCATTCCACCTTCACGGTAAGCAATCAGTTCATTAGTGACACTGAGGCCACTCATTTCCATAAAGCCCAATTTTGGAAGGTTCGGTGCATGGGTCTGAAGACCACTGCTTGGAACAATCTGAATAAGGAACTTAAAGTTGCGTAGTGGGTCTGTGCGTGTTGCTAAAGCCATGGCTTCTCCTTACACATTCTCAGCGGCTGAAGTGCCACCTGTGAACTGTGTTACGTTGATTACGATAAATTCAGCAGGCGTTTGCAAAGCAACACCTACTTCAATTCGGACTTCTCCATTTTCAATACTTGATTGCGTGTTGTTTGACGAATCACAAATAATGTAGAACGCTTCCGATGTAGTACGTCCCTTGAGTCCACCAGCAGCCCAGAAAGCCGACAGGAACTTTGAAAGGGTGCTTTGGATACTGGTCCAAAGTCGTTCGTTGTTTGGTTCAAACAGTGCAAACTGTGTAAGCAACTTGCTTTGAGCCTTAATGTAGTTGAGACTACGGCGAGTTGGTACAAACTTTGTAATGTCTGTTTTCTTCAAGGTACGAGCACCATTGATAATTACACCACTACCTGCAATTGCCTTTAGGGTGTTTACATGGCCTGAGTACAGTGAACCTTCTTCCGCTTCTGTGAATTTGGTTTCAACACCAAATGCTCCACGGACATCGTAAGCGTATCCAGCAGGAGCCTTGGCTACCGTTCGTTCAGTTTCTACACGGCTGTACAAACCAAGGATTGCACCACCTGGAAAAGTTGAACGAATAGATGCGGTTCCAGTTTTTGCTGGGTCAACCATCATAAGTTTTGGATAATACACAGCGCCATAAGACGAAGCGTTATAACCAGACACTGCGGTCAAAGCATCGGCACCAGAAGTTACTGTTGCTGGGTCAATTACTACAAAAACGTCACCACGACCTTCTGCATAACTCAAAGTGGAGTTAACAATTGCAGCAGTAGTCATTCCTGGAAGGTTAAGAACTAATTCTTGGCTTACAAGGTCCAAACGACTTACTGCGTTAGACCACTGAGTGCTAGTTTCAGTTCCGTTTGCAGCAGTTCCATCACTACCACTTGCAAAGGCACTGGCAGTTACAGTTGCCAACGTATAACTAGATGTGTATACAGCAACAGCAGAAACAGATACGTATGTGGAGTAGTTGTTAACAACGGTAGATACAAAACGATTAGAAGCAGGGTCTAAACTAAGTTCTGACCATCGTTCAACTTCTACGCCAGAAAGAAGAATAGTTAATGTAAACGTTGGTGTATTTCCTGTTACCAAACCAGCAGTAACAGTTGCGGTTAGGCTATTGCCCCAAGCACCTGGGTTATCTGCTGAAAGTTTAAATACAGTAGTTGATGAACCACCGTTAACAGTTCCTGTAACGTTTACAAATGCAGTTGATGCAGCAGTTGTAGTAGTTCCGTTGTACACACGAGAAATGTACGCATTGCGACCACCATTAGCAAAGTAATGGTAGACAGCGTAAGGAAGTTCGTAAGATGAACTCAAATCACCAAACAACGCTTTGTAAGCGGTCCATGAAGTTACCAATGTTGGAGTGATTGGTCCTCGTGCAACAGGCCCAACAAAAGCAGCGGCAACTGTAGACGCACCAGTAGCAGCCGTTGTTGAGAAAGGACCTTCGGTGACGTAAACCCCTGGTCGTGTATATGCTGGCATTATTGCTCCTTAGAAAAAAGATACTTTGCTTGAAAGTGTTTGCTTACCATTATGCCTCAAATAGTGTTCAGCCGCTTTAGGTGGGCAATGCGCCCGACGGTGTGCTCTGGATAGTAATATTCGTAGTTTGAACACTACGAACACCTGTAAGAACAGATGAAGGTATTTCAGCCGACATCTGAACTGTATAAACTTTACGAAAAATACGCTTGCGATAACCTGCTTCAGGGTCAAGAAGGTCAGCCGTAGTCCAATCAAGTAGGTCTAAACGGCGAATAGTGTTGTCAGCAGGAATCTCAATGAAGCCCCTTCTAAAGGGAAGGGTTCTAATTAGCATCTGTTGTGACAATTGACGGTCATGCAATACTGTTCTTGTAAACGTAGATATCTGGTAAAGCAGGTCTACAGGAACAAATTCGTTTGCTTCTAATAAGGCGTAGTCGTCTTTGTTGGTGATGAAGTCAAAGTTTGTGGAGTAACTGGGCCAGTAGTACATGGCGTCTGGTCCAGAGGACGCTCCCAGTCCGTCAGTTTGATAGTAAATAGTATTCTCAGAATGCTGGCGATTGCGAGCGTGAACAATATCAATATGCTCAATAGTAATAAAAGGATATTCACGTTCGGTTTCACCTTCTGGGTAACGGAAGAAAACTTGTACGGGTCTAGCGGCATTCCTATCATCATACACGGTCATGCCGTTAAATAGTTTCTTTAGAGCCTCGTCTTCAGCGAGCAAAAACCCAGTACGACTCATTTGTACTTGTCCTTAAGGATGTTGTCAATCCTTTTTGCCACACTTTCCCCCAAATCTAATTCACGGTCTTTTACAAAAGAACGGATTAGTGGGGCTGGAGCATTTCGCCCTGGAACTCCATACTCCAAATCAGTGGCCTTACGTGATTCTTTTTTATCTCCTGGAATACCGTGTACGATGTACTCAGTAGCCGTATCAAAATCTACGGAAAGAGCACTACTTAGGTTTGACCAGCCAGCGGTAGAATCATAAGCGTCTTCTTGAAGCATTGATTGTTCTTCCCTAAGTGTTTCTTGTAAAGCAATTGCAAACGCTTCTGGAAACTCATTTTGAAGAAACTTAGCGTAATTTACAATGTCAGGAAGACCTTGTATAAAGCCCTTAGAGTATTGGGGGGTATACGCAATAGCATCGCTCATAACGCTCCAAACTCTAGGCAAGTGACCCCTTGACGCTCATCAAGGTTATATGAAGTTTATCAAAGATTAGGAAGGCTGGAAGGCCAAGGAAGGTTATAAATAGAATTAAATGTCATGTTTGGGTCAAATACAAATTCTTGCTGATAGTAGACTTCTAGACCTTCAACCACAACCACAATGTCGTCTTTAGCCCTACCACGAATCTTATAGGAAGTTACTGTAAAGTATCTTCCATCGTATAAAAACATGTCGTTCAAGTGTCTGCGATATTCCCATGGTTCTGAAACGCCTGCGGAACGAAATTCTTCTACGGATGCCACAAAGTTAGTTACTTCTACAGGTTGACGACCTTCAGGAATAGAACGCTTTTGGTCTTCAGTTTCTGTAATCATTAGGACTGGGATAACAACTCCCGTTTTATATTTACGTCCACCTGTTCCATATACACCTTCGTCGTAGACGTCATCAAACTTTGAACCTGCGCTGGCTGCACCAAGCGGTAAGAATTCGTACCAAATAATAGATTCACCAACGTGACGGGCGTACTCCCGATAACGCTTTCGGATTAGTCCTACCTCAGTACGAACATCCATCAGTAAAACGCATTCGTGGTAATACCAATTGGTGGGTCTACGTCTACAAAGACATCCTCACGCAATGGTTCTTCTACTTGATACTTAATATGTTGATTGTCTTGGTCTGGGAATATGCGCTCAATTGGGCCATAGTCACCAAGTTCTTTTGCTTTGTAAATAGGTACATAGCGGTTAGTGGTACGAGAAACACGGCGAAGGTTCATTACCTCTATGCGCTCAGGTCCAATATTGAGGGCTTTTGCATTTGTGCGATACTCTTGTTCCCAACTTTCAATTAGGCTGCGAACCATGTTGTATCGCTGACTTCCTGGAATGTGCACAGACTCTGAGGTCATCACATCTATGTCACGGCTATACTCCGTCATAAGCGCCCACAAAGCCCCTAGAAGGGCTGCTATACCCACTACGTCAATAACTGCTGGAGTAGCAAGTTCTAGTGGAATGTCAAGATTGTGGCTATGTGCTTCCATGGCATGTTTAGCATAAAACTCAAGGTCACTTGGGAGAACCCATTCATAGTAATAACCCTCAACCATAAGGCGGCTGTTGGCAGGAGGGGTACTACTTAACCGAACAATGCCATTTCTTTGGTCAAGGCTAAAAGCCGATGCAGCCAACTCAACAGGTGTATTGGATGTGTATATGGCAATGTACAAAGAATCTTTATCAATGTTAGGGTGGCCTAACTCAAATGTTCTTGTTTGTACATCAAAAGCGGTCTGAAAGAACTTAGGAAAATCACGAAGGAAATTACGGGCAATTTCAACAACTTCAGACAATACTTCAGTATGAGTACTCATACAATTTCTCCTCTAGAGTCGGTTCCTGGAAGGGTGTCTTGTTCTGGGAAATTGACGCTTGGATGTTCGTCCCTTTGTCGTTTTGTCATAGTCCTACGAATACGGGTAATATCCGTTACGGTTCCAGATGGTCTAGGGATTGGTCGTTCTTCCACTGTCCAATTGTACTAGGGTTCATAACCCTGATTTTTAGTAAAGTTATGCAGGGTTGCTAAAGGTACCAGTTTTTTTATTGTAAACCCATCCCTGCATGATGTCTGCTTTAATTTCATCAGGAACGGACACAATGGTGGGGCCTGACGACATTATGGCATTAATCATTTCCATGTCTGTGTCTACTCTGTGCATCCATACTACTTCGCCATCTAGCACGTAAGCATAAGCATTATATGGACGGTTTAACATGTCTCTAGGTTCTTCCATGTTTAAAGCCTAACAAAGAGTTCCACAGGTTGCACAGCATGAACCACCACAGGTGTACCAACCACCAACAGAGGTCCATTCACTTGTAATCACCGTAGTTCCCTGCATACATGGAGCGTTGCTTGCCACGTAGTGAAGTATGTCGTAACAAGAGATTGACGATGGTTGCCCACCTCCAAATATTCCACAAGTACCGCAGTTACCACCTTCTGTAGTCGTATACGAAGAACTGTATGAACAGGTTGGGTATGCGGTACCAGTTCTAGTTGCCGTTGTTGAGTTTAGGTAACCAGTTTTAGTAGCAGTAACTGATGCAGTAGCAGACGAACCGTTAGACAAACCAGACACAGTAACTGTGTTGGTTGTTCGTGAAATACTTCCTGAGTTTGTACTCAGTACATAGGTAACGGTGGAATCGTAATTAGTGATAGTAAAGGTAAAGCCACCATAAGCACCTGAAGCAGTACTTAGTGTAGGAGTGTCAAGACCTATTGCTCCTGAAGAAGAAACGATTCCAGGAATCATATATCACACTACAATGTTTCCGATAAGGACCCAACTGTTAGTATCACGCTTGATTAGCGTTGCAGCAGCCCAACGACCATTTAATTTAGTCTTACTGCTTTCTGAGGTTACTGTGACACCAGAAGCGCCTTGTATAGTTACTTGGCCTGTATTGGTTTGTAGTAAATCAATTCGGTCACCGATTGCAAAGGCAACCGCACTATTTAAGGGGACTGTGACGGTAATTGGAGAAGTGTTACTAAGTTCAACCATTCCACCTAAGTCACCTAATCCAAGTGTATAAGTTGTCCCAGTTTGTTGGTTTGCTACAGACCTAAACCCAGCCTGTGCTGCACCAGTAGCAAGTTTTCCAGTGGTAATAGCACTATCAGCAATATCTGCTGTAGCAATAGTTCCATTAACAATGTCTGCTGAAGTAATACTGCTTGCAAGATTCAGTTTGCTGTAAGCAATTGCGGCTGAAGCGCTTACGTCGGCATTTACAATTGAAAGGGTTGTTTGCGAAGGAACAAATGTTCTTTTATCAATAATGTCATTTGACACGATTGATTGACTTGTCCTTCGGTAGATAGCAGCAAGAACCACATCGTTGTCGGTAATTGTTGGGAAAGTTGGGTTGGTTGTGCTTGCGGTACCAGTGATAAAGGTAACGGTAACTGTTCCAGTAGCCAACCTAGCAACTACTAAGTCAAAGCGGTTTCCAGTAGATGGAGCCGCAGTTAAAGCCAAAGCAGCGTTAGCAGAGACAGCGTAAAAAGCATCATTCAGGTAGGCCGTTCCAGACGAAACTGAAACAGTGCTACCTGATGATGCCGTTACTGCACAACCAGTAACAATTCCTTTACGACGGTTTCCAAGAACCTCAAAATCAAGACGGTCTGGTTCTGATTGGTCTAAACCAGATTTATCTGTATCTGGTGCGTTGGGAATTGTAAACCCAGGCATGTTACTCCTTACAGAGTGTCGTAGATGTTTCCGTAATTCTTCAGATGGTCAAACAATTCTTGTGGAATGTTAAACGTTTTACCATCCACAAAATTATACACTTTGCCACCCCAGTACATGTTCCAAGTTCCCTTGATACGTGCTTGCTTAAGGTCGCTTCCTTTTTCAGGAACAGGCACTGCAATTTCTTCTGCTTCTTCAATTGGTTCAGCAAATTGATTAGTTTTCTTTGTCATGTTTTCTCCTAGTGTTGTACGTGTAATACTAAAGGGGCGATGGTAGTTTACACCACCATCGCCCCTTGATTCTAACCTCTAAAGATTAGAAGGTGTCGTTAATTGCTCCACCCTTGGTGTTCAAAATCACACGGGATTCTGCGGTAATTACGCCGAAGCCCCAGATTGCGTACCAAGCAAGACCATGCTCACGACCAAAGTCAATGACGCCACCGTCACGGAGTTCAACTGGCAAGGCAATTGCCTGACCAAATGCGTTGTCACCGATCATAATTGCGCTGTATGAGGTTGCGGTTGGGTCTTGGTAACCAGCGGTTCCTGGAGCCAAGTCAACGATGTTCGTTCCACCCTTAAGAACTTGGGTGGTTTCAATGAATACTACGTCGTACAAACGACCAATTTCACCGAGCATGAAGTTTCCTGGAGCAGCGTACTTGGTTACTTCAATGAATTCAGGCCAGTCACGGAGCGAACGGCTCTGTGATGGGTGAACGAAGCAAACATACGTGTCGCCAAGGCGTGGGATGTTCTGACCAGCAAGTACTTCAACTGCATCCTTGATGGTTGCAGGTGAGAGGTAGCCAGGAGCCGAAGCCGAGCCTGCTGCCGAGTACTCGTAAGGAGCAACTGAGCCACGGGTAGAACCGTTGGTCTTGCGACCAAAGACTACCGACGGAGCAACTGCTGCACCACCACCGAATGGAACGCCTGCGGCGTACAAGGTGTTGCGTGCCTGTACGTCCATGGACTGTGCCATGTGACGACCAAGCAAACGGCTTGACGATGCCATAACGTCGTCAAACGAAGCGTTCAAGAGAAGTTCAGTTACTGCAACCGACTTACCCTGTTCCTTCACTGTGATTTGGATTTGCGATGCCGACAATGCTGTTGGGTCCATGCGGACACCTTCAACAAGTTCTGAACCGTTTGCAGCAACATCAAGGTTGTTGTAACGCATGAAGTTGATGGTCAAACCTGGCATAACACCAAGTTCGGTCTTCTTTACTGCGAACTGCTCAAAGCGCAGAACGGGCATTGCCTGGAACAAGATTTCCTTGGACCAGATTGTTTGAATTGCAGGTGAAAGTGTTGAATCACTTGAGTAGCCAGTCGTCGTGATTGACGAGAGGTCTGCACCAGTGATAGAACCACCTGCTGGGCCTGGATATGCCATGTGTTTTTTCCTCCGTTAGGAAAGGGTTATTGGTTGTATGTAAATTCTACTAGAGTTTCTAACACCGTGTTAGAAACGACCCCTAGAAGAACGTGCGTTTAAGAGCCTGTCACGCATTTTTTGGTACTGTTCCATGGACATATTGCGGATATCTTCCGCTGTCAACGTTTGCTGCTCCGATTGAGTTTCCATTGGCCCAACGGCGGGTGCTGTTACCAGCGCCCCCCTCAAGTTTCCACGCTGTTGCGAAGACGCTTGTTGGATTGATTCCAGAATAGCAGAACTTCGTTCACGAAGTACGCTGATTGAGTTTTCAATTTCTTCTACCGTATTTCCAGCAACGAGGTCAAGAAGTTCAGGAATGATTGATTCCTGTTCTTCCTGTACACGGCGCTGTAGGTAAGAGATTAATTGCTGATGCTCACGCTCTTTTTCAAGCAAAGCAGCAGAAGCCTGACGCTCTGCTTCAATAGCATCTAGGCGAGATTGCCAATCATTTTGCATAGCATTTATTTTTTGATTGAATTCATCTTCACGCTTAATCAAAAGTTCTTTAGCAGAGAGTTCTTCAACTTCACGCTGACGAATGATTTCAGCCTCTTTACGAGCCTGTTCTTCAGCCTTTTTAATGGCTTCTTCACGCTCTGAGGCAATGACAGCCATTTGTTGTTCCATGCTCTTTACACGGTTGTCAGCATCTTCAAGACGCTTGTACATCTTGTCTTTTTCTTGCTGACGGATTTTCTCAACATCATCTGGTGTGAATGTTGGAGTTTCTTTTGTAGCAGGCACTGGGTTACTTACTTCCTGTGCTGCTTCTTCAAATAGGATTACATCCCCTTCAGGGGTATTCTTCTTACTCATATGTACTACCTCGTTAGTTGGGCTTATTAGGGCTTAATTAATGTTCTGTATTATTCTTCGTCTGGGACTCTACGTTGTGCAAAACGAGCACCGTAGGTCCTGCTAACCAATTGATTCATCAAATCGGCTTCTACAGGATTTACTGCCGTTCCTGGCATTGGTCCTGAAGAACCCTGTGCAGATGATACATCAGAACCACCTGCGCTTGCTGGCTGTGGACCTCCCTCTGTTGGGAGCATTCCTGTTGCCATCATTACCGCCTGACCAATCTGCGAGCGGAGCATGTCCAAGGCTCCTTGGTCTATAGCGTCGTCCATAAGTTCTTCAAAGATTTCAGACATCTTCTCGTTCGGGAACTCCTCACCGAGGATTCTGAGAGCGCCACGCTTGGATTCCAGACCCAATGCCATCTTTGACTGTACTTCGTTAAGTTTGATAAGCACATCAACAGGCAACGGTTCAGGCCAATGAACCTCTGTTTTATAAGTCAAAGGGTCCATTGGGTCTAGTTGTGGGAGGTTATCCCGTTCCATTTGGGCTGCTTGACTTGGGTCATACATCAGCATTTCTGGTCGGAATATAGCCGCAGTACGAATAATGATTTCGTTTAGACGCTCAAGACCCTTTGTAAAATGAATCTTTTTCATCATGAAACGATTCATCATTGGCTGGTACTGAATAGCCAAAGCAACACCAGAAGTGTTAGACACTGGTTGTGCTTGTCCTAGAGCAGTCTCAGGTACTCCAGTAATCTCGTGCATTGTGCGCTTTAGGAAGTTGACATACTCTAAAGCACCAGCCATCTCTCCACGAGATTCAAGGTTAAATACACTAGCGTCTTTTGGAAGACCAGCCCAAACTTTCTTAGGTCCACGCTCTAATTGTGAAGCCTTAGCGCCTGTAATAATCGTTACAGGTGCGGCGTGATAGTTGATGATGTCAGAAACTTCAATCATCTTCTCATTAAGTTCACGGTTAAGAGGAATGATGTCCCAGATATCTGACTGACCCCAAGGCGATGAAGAAATCGTTGCGTTTGGAATATGCACGATTGGGATAGTCCCAAGAGCATTAGGGTATTGGTCAATCAATTCATCGTTGATGTACTGTTGAACCATTTCCTCTGTAAGGATTTCTGTAAAGGTGTATACCTGACGAGTACCTTCTGGAGATGTACCCCAGAAACGATACTTAAGTTTAAATCTAATAATTCTGTCACGGTCATGTGGATGATATTCAGGGAAACAGTGCGCTGGGTTCAACGGGATAATGCGAATACGACCCTCGTTGATGATTCCCGAAGCGTCTTGATACGGTTCCTCATAGGCAACCTTAACAAAAGCATCACCAGTTACAGAAGCAAGTTGTCCTAATTCCCACAAAACATAGTGTTTATTGTTGTGCCCTTCCCATACTTTGTGGAGAAGGTGTGGAATGATTGCACCGTTTTGCTCAGGTACTTTGAATTGAATACCTTTACCAAAGCAAAAGTTAGTGATGTAGTCCGACATAGTTCGGACATAATTCATGTAGAACTGTGATTCGCCCATCTCACGGCGGTACGACCAGTGATGTCCTAGGTACCACGCCCAAGCCGAAGCATATCGGTTTAGACGTGGACCATGGACTTCAAATTCTTCGTCGGCAAGTTCTACTAAGCCAAGCGGAGAGATAGATACAGTAAGGTCACTAGATGCTGCTCTATATGAGGGAGACCAGAAGTCAATCGGCATTAGTTACCCTTTGCATGGAAAAACGAAGTAATAAGATATTACTTCTTTTTTGCTGCTGTTGTTTTCTTGGCTGGAGCCTTCTTTGCAGGGGCAACATCCTTTTTGACAGGGGCAAAGTCAATTGCCTGAGTAGCAACCTTCAACAATAGAGCAGTGTTTTTGTCACCAATTTTGGTGGAAACTACCGACAAAGCGGTAGCAACTACTGGAACTAGCAAGGCAATGAGTTCTGCCGAAAGGTTGAACTGAGTGCCTACGTAGGTCAATACACCAAGGGCTGCACCCTTGATTGCTGCATCTGCGTGATTTTTCTTAAGGTCTGACATGATTTCTCCTAAGTTGTGTACTTTGATTATACAGGCTTGCGCCTTTTGTTGTTTGCCTCACATTCTTGAATGAATGTTTGGTATGGTGCGCCAGTATGGGGGTCATATTTGGCAGCGATAGTGAGAGCCTTTAATGCAAGGGTTTTTGACTGCTGAACAGTCAGTTTTTTATTGTTTGCTAATACTTGCAATGCACCCAGCGCATAGGCAGAACCAGACCCTATGGTGTAAATACCACTGGCATCAGAAGCCCAAGAATAATCCCCATCAACTATGTAAATAGTACCGTTGATTACTACGAGGATGCTTGAGCCTTGTTCTGCGATGTGCTCTTTGTTTTCGTTGAGGTCTGGGATTGAGTAGCCTTGTGCATCAAAGCATTCACGGAGTGCTGGTATAAACTTTGCCGTAAAGAACTGGTCAAGTTTCTTCCCTTTAAGGTTTGGCGGTGGTGTTGGCGGTTGGAACACATGATGGAGAATGTTGATGGCCCGTACATCTCCAGCAGCACCGAGTAAATATTTTCCATTAGTTGATACCTTGCTAGACCCTTCTTTGAGTGTGCTTATTTGGGATAGACCACCAGCGAACATGGTAGAGATACGTGAATCTACGCAGATTACTGCGAATCCATCTCCCTGCACACCCACAATGGTAGTCATGGCTATTCGGCTGAGTACTCAGTGCCCTGATAAATAGCCCAGCCATTATAGATGGGAATTACGTCATATGAGAAGCGGTGAGCGCCATCGTCTTCGTAACGAACAACACCCAACCCTTGTTGCCAATTTTCATGGCGAGTCAATGGGCGTCCGTCAAGGTCTACGCCGCCTTTAGTAGACGGAATGGCTCCATCAATTCGGGCAAGGCAACCAGGTGAAGCCGCCATGATAGTGCGAGGACCATCAAAGTCTTCACGAGTTTTGAATGCCGTTTCAATGCGGTGAATATGCCCATAGATAACACTTGTCTTCTCATTGTTGAGATAAACATGTGCAGTTGAGCCTGACGACTTTACACGGTCACCGTGAATGATTCGCAACTTCTCATTGACCCAATAGTCAGATGCTGGATAACCTGGACGGTATTCAATTCCAAAATCGTCCATACGGCAAAGGTATGGAACTGAAAGTACAGGCCATGAGTCTGGAGTATTACCTTTACGAAGACCATAAGCAGCAGCCGCATTTTGCACAAGGTACTTAGGCATTCGTTCTTCATGGTTTCCTGCAAGCCAGATAATCTTTGCTTCAGGAGCAGCAGCACGAAGTTGAGCGCAGAACAAAGTTGCACGGTCAATAGATGCTTGAGTAGTTTGTGCATATGCAGGGTATGTCACATACTTACCCATCTCAGGAAAGTCAAGGTTGTCACCTACAAGAACAATGGTTTCTGGTTGTAAATCTTTAGCAACCTTTAGGCAAATCTCTAATGCCTTTTCATCATGTGTAGGTTCTAGTTGCCCTTCACGATTTCGGTAATAACCAATTTGAATATCTGGTGGAACTAAACAAGTCTTAAAGGTCGTTGCTTTCTTAGCCTTTGCTTTAAATGCAGGCAATTTAATTGCTGGACCTTGTTGGACTACAGGCCACTCAGGACCAGTTTCCCACTTGGGAGAAAACTGAATTGCAGCAAGGTCATGAATTTGTGCTTCACCCTCAGAGTCTTTAGTAAGTGCTTGGTAAAGTTTTACACGTTTGATATCACCAATTTCGTTGATATCAATATTTTTACTTTCAAGCATTTCAACCAATTTGCCAAGCAATTTGGTCTTATCTTGTGCAGGCGCACTTAAATCATTTATCAGACTGGTCACAGAAACACTCCTTGTTTACATGTCGTTGTACAGTACTTACACTAATGCCATATCCGTGACTACGCAACACCTTAGAAAGCCATACGGAACTGTAGACCTTGTTTTTGGCTTGTGCGCTATCGTTACGGATAGTCTCAATTGATTTATTTAATTGCTCACGTTCCGCATCAGAGATGTCTAACAGTATCCTGCCTAATTTGCAAGGAGTTGTTTTTACACCTCGTAATGGGTTTTGTAAGTCTTCTATTAACGATTCTTTAGACAAATTGTGCTCCAAATTGTATTCGGGTAACTACACTGCTTTCTGTTGCTGCGTAAACTCTACCACTGCTGGGGGAACATTGTTACCTGCTACATAGCGCAAGTGCCAAGGTTCTTCAGGGACAACTTCCCATGAGAACCCAAACAACTTAACATTAGCAATGAGCCATTTCAAACGCTTAGGTTCGGATGCTGAATGCACGTCAACCGCCAAGCCGAGGTTATGCTGCGATTTTCCTGGGGTAGCCAAGGTCGCCATGCCCTTCTTCAAGTACCACGTCTTACCTTCAAAGGTCTTGGTCTTACCAGTTCCCGTATCCTCAAGGCTGTAGCGTTGAAGGAATCCTTTTTTTTGCAACTCGTATTCTCTATATGTGTCGCCTGCGGAAGTCGGTTTTAGTTCAACACCCTCAGATTTAGCCTTAGCCACCATAGCAGCCCATGCGTCTGCGGCAAGATGGTGTAACCTTCCACCGCCTACGGCAGGCTTCAACAACTTATCTGGAAGTTTTCCAGGTTGTACCCCTTGTAAGTCAAGAGGCATTTTTACAGGAACAATATAATCCCAATCAACTTTGCTCATTTTTCTTCCTTATCCTTCCCGTCAACTTTGTTGAACACGGCGTTGATTTCGTCAAGACTAAGTTTACCATCGTCAAGGAATGCCCTAGACAAACCTTCTACTACAAATGCGACTCCAGCAATACCAGCCATAAACATGGCTTTCCACAAAGGAACTCCAGCAATTGCTCCTGCACCAATAACACCTAAACCAGATGCTGCAAAGGTTGCAAGAATACGTAAGAGAATATTTTGAAGTTGTTTCATTTCTTTTCCTTATCCATGTGCCAATCAATATGTGTGTTTAAACGTCCTGCAACATTTTCTACACTTTGACGAACTTTACGGAGTTCGGACATTACGTTTGCGTGATCTTGACGGTTTTCCACTCTGAATTCTTTGAAAGACTTCAGAAGAAAACCTACTCCAGTTCCTATTACGGGTATAGCAGCCGCAATGATAATGGCCCATGCGTCGCTCATCTAATTGTTTCCCTTTAAATGCTTTAGTTCTTGGTAGTCGTATTTTCGCTGTAGGTCTAACTCATTAATGTTTTGAGGGTTAGCCTTGTTATACAAAAATTGAGCACGATTACGCATACGCTTTGTGTCAACAAAACGAATACGAGGTTGCACACCAGCACCCTTTAGTTTGGTCATTGCTCTATGCGGTTTAAACGCATCTAGTGGGTCTCGTACAATCTGAGCCGAACTAGATTCACGGCGGGCTGATTGATATTTGTTTCCAATAAAGCCTGTACGCCCACCTGGAGATTTTGCTACATACTTATTTTGAAAGTTGTAGTCATAACCAAGGTTTCTGCCTGTGTGTTGGTCGGAATAAAACTCTGACCAACGAGCACGACGCATTGCAGAAAAGTCGTATAATCCACTACTTCTTGGACTGCTTGCGATAGGGGACCCAGAGATACCAGAACTTAATGATAAGTTCAGACGTCTAGGTTCCCCACCACGCATAGTGTGCCGCCAGTTCTACTGGCTAATCAGTCAAATACGACTGTTGGGTTTGGACGGTTCATGTGAGCGCCTGAGTTCATTTCACGCTCAAATTGTGGCATGCCGTCGCCTGCCATTGCACCTTGTACAAAGTCTGAAAGAACTACAGGAGCCTCAATCCACGAAGCCGAACCAACATGAGCACGCTCACGCATGGTGTCTTCAGGGTGCTTGTAGAACATTTCTGGGTTGTTGTGGTTCTGACGACCAGGAGCCGATGCAGTGTCAACATATGCACCTACAGCAAAATCGTTAGGTACGTCTGTGTCTGTTGCTACACCTTCTTCAAAGCGAAGCGGTCCTTTGTTTCCAGGAATGCTTGGTGCGTAGTCAGTTTCAAACATGACTGGCGAACGCTCTGGGAACATTGGTGCTGGTGATACATTCATTATGAAATGCCTCCAAATAGGGGATTTAACTTTCTACTACTGTACCATTTTTCATAGCACCATTATCGGAAAAACGGTGACATACCCACTTGGACCTCTGGCATTGTCTCAAAAACTGTCATGGAACAAGCCAAAGCAAGGGAGTCTGGATAGTCGTCAAACGCACCTTTTTCTTCTGGTGCGGATGCTAAAAGGTAAGGACCTTTGTACACCTTTTCAAGGTCTGACATTTGTTGATTAAATCGTTTCCAAGTTCTGGTACGGCGAGCCTTAGAGTGGGCTGGAATAATTAACTGTTCACGTTGAATTAGTTCTGTTAGGTGAACCCAGCGCTCGTGTTGCGCTTTGGCGTCAGAAGACACAGCAAGTACATCTATATCAGGCATCAGTAATTGGAGTCGTTCTGCTACAGCACCACCAACACCCTGTGAGTCTACGCCCACACGAAGAACTTCATAATTTCGTAGGAAGTCAATGATTTCAAAATATTGACTTTCCCATTCTTGGTTATTAATTTCCAACCAGTTGAGAATACGGTGTTCGTAAAACCCAAATGGGTCTGGATGGTCCCAATCAACCCACACAACGGTTACTACCGTAGAGTCGGTTTGTCTTGCTACGTCAATTCCTACAACTACCTGAGTACGCCACCATTGTTTTACAAGTGGCATGGATTGGTCATACAACCGTTCCATTCTTTCTTCGGTAATAAACATACCCTTTTCAAGAATCCATTTATTACAGTACGACATTTGGAATTCGTCTGAATCTTCACCGATACGCATTTTTTCTTTAGCAATAAATTTTGCATAGTTAGGGTTGTATTTAGATGCCATTTTGTGGTCGTACTCAAAATGGGCTTGGCGATGTCGTTTTCCACCGTTTACAGCACGACGCTTGTTGAATTGAATCATCTTATAGAAGTAAGATTTATTACGATTAGCCGTACCAGTCAAGCAAATACTTCCGTTGTTAAACGCCAACATTGGTTTAATTGACTTAGCAATCATGGTTTCGTCGGCTTCTTGAGCCTCGTCAATCATGACAAAGTGATAAGTTTTTGATTCAATCTTTGCTTTAGGGTTACAGGTTTGCATACGGCAAAGGGAACCTGCGTGCTTTAAAGTGATGATGCGACCCTTACCACGAGTACCACCCGATGCTGCTTTATCGTCAATTTCTGGGTCAAGCAAAAACTCAAGGGCATGGTCACTTGTAAGTTTGCTGACGATACGGCTAAACACTGTATCTGCTTGGTCTTCGGTTGGGGCAAACACTCCGCACCAAAAACCTTTCTCAAACTTAGATAACCATGTTGGATATACGGGAGCAAGTTTTGGAAGAATAACCATCATGGATGCCATTACTGCTGACATTACTTCTGACTTACCAGACTGACGAGTTGCAATAATGGTAAGTTCGTCACCATCTCCCAAAACAATTGACTCAATCATTCTGTATGCAATAGGTAACTGGTAGGGAAAGAATTCTACGTCACAGAATTCTTCAGTGAAAACAATGAGTCTATTTACTAGCCCATCAATGAACTCAGCAGAGGTCTCATCAAGTTCCTCTGCTAATTCTTCAATGTCTAATAGACCCTCGTCTTCAATTTCAAGCATCGTTTCTTCTCTCTAGTTCTGTATACAAGTTGTTTAATATGGTTACTAATTCTCCCACTTCTTTGATATCCCCGTTGTGATAACGCCATTTATCAAAGGATGAACCAAGTTCCATAATCCCTGTATCAAACCAAGACATCAGTGATGGGGTGTCTAAACGAGCAATTCTTGCTGGAGTTGCTGGTTTTTCTTCTTTCTTTTTCCAGAACATTACCAATTTCCTATTTCTGTTGGGTCATAATTCAAGTGACGACCACCTACAGCAGAAAGTAAACCTTCTTCTTCATTGTTTACTTTGTGCTTTTTACAGACGCCAATTTGGAATATGTACTTTTTAAATTTGATTTGTATTCCTTTACCTTTTCTCCAGTAACCACCAATTTCATGTACCCATGCTTTACACACTCGTGGAGTACTTTCATTTGCGATGTCCCTGTAAATCCAGTAAATCTTTCCAAAACCTTGTACTACGTTTAGTTTTTTCATTATCGTTGTAGTCTAATACCTGCGTTGTCAGTTCCGCTGTTCTGTGGGATACCGCCCATATACCCTCCGACTTCTTCACCAGTTGCTGGTCTACGTGGGTAACTGTTTAATATGGCGTTAATGTGATGCCCTTTAGAGTTACTACGAGCAAAATCTACGTATTCTTGATAGGTCATAGGACCATAACGCCAGTTAGGTCCTTTTGTACCATTTTTGTGAAAGCGCACATAGGCATACCCCATAATTACGCCACTAGTTTTAGTCATAGTCAAACTAGCATCTTTTACAAAAACGTGACCACATAGCCGAGTACTTGCTCCAGGACCTTGCCCATAGTTCTGTGGATTATCTGGCTTGTTAGCAACTTGTGCAACTGCTGTTGGTTGGTAAATACCTAAGTCTTCTGTGCGTACTCGTCCATTTTCATCAAACTCTGGAACCTCACCTGCAAATCCAGCGCTTCTAGCCGCCTCTGCTGCTTCTTTTTCACGCTGTGCTGCTAGTAACTGAGGGTCATTGCCAGAGGCAATAGCCGCCATTTCATCACGCCATTTTTGTAGTGATGCAGGGTCTATCCCAGGTTTACGTCGTGCCATACGGCTATTTTACAACAAAATTACCATTTGTTTAATGGGCAAGTTGCTGCCTCAAGTTTTACTTTTGCCGCCATAAAACAACCGCATTGCTTACACTGGTTAGTTATTGGTAATAGTTCTGGGCATTTTTTACAAAGTGCCATTCTGTGCTCAGAAATAGAATCATCTACTTTTGAAGCATTTGGGTTTAACATATCCCAAGGTCGGGTAGTTCCAAGTTTTTCTTTGTACTTTTGCCATGCTGAGGTCATTGTTGTATTACCGTTGGGTCTGCTGGTTGAAATGCGTTATGTCCACGAGATTCATCCCACTTCCACCCTTCTTTTACCATTCCAGCGTACTGTTCTGGAATTTCAATAATTTGTGGTCGTGAACTAAATACAGCGGTTAGATATTCTAATTTAACGTCAACATGTTGAGTAAATACAACTTCTCCGTCAATAATAAAGGCATACCATTTAATTGGAAAATTACTTACATACTTTCCCAGGTCTGGGTCCCATGTTACTTGTGGTCGCTCAATTTGTTCTTCCATATGTTTTCCTTGCTATTGACTAAATTCTCCATTTTCGTATTTCCATCCTACAAAAACAGCATTTAACTTATCTTCAGGAATTACAAAAACTTGAGGGTGATTATCTTGTGGACTTGTATCAATTGCTAAATCGTAATAGTGAACACTAGACACTATTCCATTGTTTACAAAAGCATATCCTTTATATGTATTCATACCTATATCCTATCCGCAGGCTCCACCGCACCCACAACAATACCATCCACCGATAGACGCAGCACATCCAACACACGGATTAGGTGAAGGATTATTGTAATAAACAATGTCATATGCAGGACAAGACCCTGAACCACAAGGAATAATCCCACAGGTTGCACCATTGCACCCTTCAGTTCCAACTGTTCCACCACCACAGGAAACACATGCAGGTTTTGCTTGTCCAACCACGGTTGCTGTGGCTGAGTTAGAAAACCCAGACTTCTGTGCAATTACAGAGGCCGTTGCTGTTTGACCATTAGACAAACCAGAAACAGTTACAGTATTTGTTGTCCTAGCAATAGTTCCTGCGGTTGTTGCAAGTATATATGTTGCAGTCGCATCATAGTTTGTAATAGTAAATTGAAATGCTCCGTTAGCACCATACGAATATGCGCTTAATGTTGGTGTTGTAAATGGTGGCAATGCACCAACCCGCCTTGTATCTACTTGACCAGTACCTGCTCTATCAGTTCTGGGGGTTAAACTACCGCCAGATACGGATACTCCACCTTGTGTATTACGGTTAATAGACGGCATGTAAATTAAGCCGTAATGCGGTTTACGTACCCATGAATAGTAATTACGTTAGTTGTAGCAGCAAACGCTCTCACTACTCTTGCAGTTGCATTACCTTGTAAAAGTAAGCCAGGGACAATCAGATACAGACCGTTTTCAGCCGCTACGGTATACTCAATGTGACCGTTAGGTGCAGTCACTTCTCCCCACTCAATTGTCAACTTTACGTTAGATGCCGAAGTATTGACCGCATATAACCAAATCTCATCAATAGTTGTTGCAGTTGTTGATGCAG